ATAATGACCAAGATGGATAATACCAAATATAGATTTGGATTCACTGGAACTCTAGATGGAACTCAAACTCATAAGTGGGTATTAGAAGGATTATTTGGACCATCTTATAAAGTAACTCAAACTAAAGAACTTATTGATAAGGGCCACCTCTCCAAACTTCAAATTAAAATCATTATTCTCAAACACAATCCACAGACATTTGAGAATTTTGAAGATGAAGTTCAGTTCATTATTGGACATCCCAAGAGAAATAACTTTATTAAAAATCTTGCATTAGATCTCACTGGAAATACTCTTGTACTCTTTTCAAGAGTAGAAACTCATGGCCAACCTTTATACGAATCAATAAATAATTCAGTCAAGGATGGACGTAAAGTTTTTTATGTTCATGGTGGAATAGATGCCGAAGAAAGAGAATTAGTCAGAGAAATTACTGAAAGAGAACAAAATGCAATCATTGTTGCATCTTATGGAACATTCTCTACAGGCATTAACATCAAAAATCTACACAATGTTATTTTTGCTTCACCAAGTAAATCAAGAATTCGTAATCTCCAATCTATTGGAAGAGTCTTGAGAAAAGGGGACAATAAAACACAAGCAGTTCTTTATGATATTGCTGATGATTGTACAAAAAACTCAAGAAAAAATTATACTTTAAATCATTTAATTGAAAGGGTTAAAATTTATAATGAAGAAAACTTTAACTATGAGTTCGTTCAAGTTAATCTAAAAGAATGATGGAAGAAGATTTTTACGCAGTAATAAAATTAATATCTGGGGAAGAAATATTCTCCATAGTTTGTCCATCTGAAGAAAGTGGAAGAACGATGCTAATTCTTAATAATCCAGTAACTATTGAAGTGGTAATGATGAAACAAATTGGAATGCAAGGATATAAAATAGATCCATGGCTTAAATTTGCTGATGATGATACGTTTCTATTAAATATGGACAGAGTTATGACAATTAGTGAAGTTCGTGATCCAGAAACAATTGAAATGTATCATAAATTTTTAAAACAACAAGAAGAAAAAGACTCAAAAACTCCCTTGACATCAGAAATGGGATATTTGTCATCCGTTTCCGAAGCAAGAAAAAGATTTGAAAAACTTTATAAAAGCCAAGATCTTAAAGACAGCTAATCTTTGAAACTCCACAGAGTAATTGTACAGGTTATTAGGGGGTCTTGTCAAGAGTTGCTCATAATGTTATAATAAGAACACTTAAGATAAAAGGGACTTATGGGACTATGCAGGCACCAAAAACTAGAAAGAGATCAGAACATTACGTTAACAACAAGGAATTTTTAGAAGCAATAGTTGAATATAAATTCAAAGTAAAAAAAGCTGAAGAAAATGGCGATCCAAAACCAAGAATTACTAATTATCTTGGAGAGTGTTTTCTGAAGATTGCAACTCACCTCTCTTACAAACCCAACTTTGTAAACTACATGTTCCGTGAGGACATGATCTGCGATGGCATTGAAAACTGTGTTCAGTATATCCATAATTTCAATCCAGAAAAGTCTACAAATCCTTTTGCATACTTTACTCAAATTATCCACTATGCTTTCTTGAGACGTATTCAAAAAGAAAAGAAACAAATGGAAATTCGTTCTAAGATTATTGAAAGGTCTGGGTATGATGAAGTATTCACTGTGGATGGTGACAGTGTTGATTCTGCGGAGTATAATAGTATTAAAGATGCAATTCAAACCAAAATGTATTATCAATGACCTTAGTTGCATGTGTGACTGACACCCATTACGGTGCCAGAAAAGGTAGTAAAACCTTTCATGATTATTTTAAAAAGTTCTATGAAGATATTTTCTTTCCAGAACTAGAGAAGAGAAATATCAAACATTGTATTCACCTTGGTGATGCATTTGATAGCCGTAAGTCTATTGATTTCTGGTGTCTGAATTGGGCAAAAGAAAACGTCTATGACAAATTCCGTGATCTTGGAATTACCGTTTATCAGATCGTAGGAAACCACGACGCATATTACAAGAACACTAATGAAGTCAACTCCATTGAGTCCCTTTTAAGAGAGTATGACAACATTGTTCCTATCTCCAGTCCTGGTGAATACGAAATTGCAGGAATGAAAACCTTTATGATTCCCTGGATTTCTGCAGAGAATCAAGAAGAGACATTGGGTAAACTCTCCAAGACAAAAGCAAAGGCTGCGTTTGGTCACCTGGAACTACAAGGATTTGCAGTTTATCCTGGTAATGTTCAACAACATGGTATGGAAACTAATGTCCTTGACAAGTTTCAAATCGTTTGTTCCGGACACTATCACACTCGTTCCAATAATGGTAAGATCTTCTATCTTGGCAACCCTTACCAGTTGTTCTGGAATGATGTAAACGATAAACGTGGTTTTAGTTTCTTTGATACGGAAACCTTTGAACTTGAGTTTGTTCAAAATCCTTATACGATGTTTGAACGGATTTATTATGAAGATCAGAAACCGCAATTGTTTAATACGGAACCTTACAAGGATAAGATCGTAAAGATTATTGTTCGTAAGAAGTCTGATCAACTTCAGTTTGAGAAGTTTGTTGATAAGATCTATAAGACTGGTGTCGTAGATATTAAAATCGTTGAAAACTTTGAAGTAAACGATGATGATGTAGAGTTTGATTCCGAAAAGGTTGAAGACACTATCACCATTTTAAATAAATATGTTGAGGACTCTGATTTTGATCTGGATAAGGAAAAGGTCAAAACACTTTTAAGAGAAGTCTACCAGGAAGCTTGCGAGATGGAATAGGTATGTACATGATAACGCCATATGGAGATGAAGACGGTGCGTATGCCGTTCAGGATAAGTATGGCGATAAAACCCTGTACCTTTTTCAAGATGAAGATGATGCCGAAAGGTTTGTTGGACTTTTAGAGGCTGAAGATTATCCTGATATGGAAGTTGTGGAAATTGATCCGCAACTTGCAATAAAGACTTGCCACGAGTATAATTATAAGTACGCAATTATAACCCCCGATGATTTTGTGATTCCTCCTAGACATGATTCTGTTCAAAACGATCCGTTGGCGTAACTTTCTTTCTACTGGAAATCAATTTACTGAAGTAAATTTCCAAGACGCTAAAACAAATTTAATTGTAGGAACTAATGGTTCTGGTAAGAGTACAATTCTTGATGCTCTTACTTTTTCTTTGTACAATAAACCTTTCCGAAAGATTAATAAACCCCAACTTATCAACTCAGTAAATGAAAAAGACTGTGTTGTTGAGATTGAATTTTCCATTGGCAACCGTGAATATAAAGTAGTTCGTGGAATCAAACCAAACATCTTTGAGATTTGGATTGACGGTAACATTCAAGATCAGGATGCGGCCGCTCAAGATCAACAGAAAAAGTTGGAAGAAAATATTCTAAAACTGAACTATAAGTCGTTTACCCAGACCGTTATTCTGGGTTCTGCTACTTTTGTTCCTTTCATGCAGTTAACATCTTCTCATCGTAGAGAGATTGTTGAGGATCTATTGGACATTAAGATTTTTTCTACGATGAATAATATCCTTAAAGACAGGATGCGTAGAACAAACGAACTCATTCGTGAATACTCAATCAAAAAGGATTTGGTTGAAGAAAAGATTGAGATGCAAGAAAACTTTATCAAAGACTTAGATAAGAGTGGTAAAGAAAGAATTCAAAGAAAAGAAGACTATATTAAAACTTTGGATGGTGAACTTGTTGAACTGACGGAAGAAAATGAAGTCCTGATGAAAACCATTCAGGATGACTTGAGACCAAAGTTAGAAGATCTTAACAATTCTAAGTCCAGTTTGAAAAAACTGAACTCAATCAAAGCAAAACTGGAACAAAAGATACAAACCTTAGTATCCGAACATAAATTTTTCCAAGAAAATTCGGTTTGCCCTACTTGTACTCAAAGCATTGAGGAACAATTTCGCCTAGATAAGATTGTAGATATTGAGGAGAAATCCAAAGAACTCAATGACGGATACCGAGAGTTGGAGGATGCAATCAATGTAGAACAAGAGAAAGACGAACAATTTTTATCTTATTCTACGGAGATTAGTAAACTCAACAATGACATTACCACAAACAATGTTAAGATTACTGGGCTTAACAAACAAATCAGAAATCTTGGAAACGAAATTCAAGAAATTGCCGAACAAATACAAAACCGAAATTCTGAAAGGGAAGCCCTTGACAATTTAATATCAGATCTTGATACAATTGAAAAACAAAGGTCTACAGAAAAAGAACAAGTCAACTATTATGAGTTCGCTCATTCATTGATGAAAGATGGTGGAGTAAAGTCTAAGATCATCAAAAAGTATCTGCCTCTTATGAATCAGCAGATAAACAAGTATCTACAGATGATGGACTTCTACATCAACTTCACATTGGATGAAGAGTTTAAGGAGGTTATCAAGTCACCAGTTCACGAAGATTTTAGTTATGAATCGTTTAGTGAAGGTGAGAAGATGCGTATT